GGTGTACCCTGATTTATATGACGCAGGATTGCAGTATTCTTATGGAGTAAAGACTCCGAAAGAACTTCTGTACGCCCTGGTGGACAACGCCGGGGAGTATCAGGAGTTTACCATGTGGATGCAGAAGTTCCAGGGATTCACCAAGAGCCTTGATGATAAGGTGGAAGAAGCAAAAAACTAATTGAGGAAGGGGATGGGGAAGCGAATTTTGCTTACTATGCCCTTCATAAGCTGCATATCCTGCCTTCTGTTTTCCTTGAAATGGATGAGCAGGAAAAGGCGTTTGTGATCGCCGCAATCAAAATCAAGGCAGAGAATGATAAGAAAGAAAAGATGAAAGCAGAGAGTAAAGCGAAGAAAAAACATTAAGAAAGGTGGGTGATAAAGGTGCCAGGAATTCAGACCGGCATTGAGTTGAACGACCAGTTTAGTGGAGTGCTCAACCATATCGTCAGTTCAGTGAATCTTGCGGTGTCTGCAATGTATGATATGCAGGAGAGTATGAACGCAGACATTGACACGAGCTCTTTGGAAGGCGCAAGGGCTGAAATCAATCAGGCGACCATGGCAGTCAATGAACTGGAACAGGCCTTGTCCGGGTTATACACCCCTGCAATATCAGCTCCACAGGTTGACCCTGGGGCTGCTCCGGTTATAAATCATAACGCGCCGCCGATTGTCACTCCACAGGTGGAAAACCCACAGAACATTCCGCCGGCAGTGCAGCCAAATGGACCACCGGAACCCGTTACTGTTCCGGTAGTGTGGCAAACGGACGGTCTGGACGTATTTACAAGTTCTGGGATTGAGCGGTTCCAGCAAGAGGTTCAGAGTGCAAATAGTATGTTGAATACTTTGAGCCAAACCCAATCCAAAATTGAGCAGACTGCCAGCGGTATGGACATTCTGCCGGATACGGCAGTCCAGGACATTAACGCACTGGGGCAGAGATTGCAGTCAATACAGCAAAGGATTCAACAGGTTGAAAACAATCCGGTAAACCTTGGGACTGACGCTGCAAACGCCGGACTGGAACACCTGCGCTCACAGTTGAATGCGGCAGTCCAGGAGCAAAATGAGCTAAATCGGGCAATGCAGGACATGGACGCTTCTGCGGCAAATGATGCCTATCTGCGTTTGTCACAAACAGTTAGCGGGACGGAACGGTACATCAGGAACAATGTTGATGAGCAGGGGCGATTTAACCGGGAGATTCAGGAAGGTACATATCAGGCTGGCAGCCTGATGAATGCAATCAAAGGCGCTGTCTTGGCGTATGTGTCGGTTCATAGTATCGGGAAAGCGCTGAACATTTCGGATGAGCTGGTGCAGACTCAGGCCCGCCTAAGTCTGATTACCGGCGACCTCGAAAAGACCGCGGCGCTGCAAGACCAAATCATGGCATCAGCAAATCGGTCTCGCGCTGCCTACCAAGCTACCGCTGATGCGGTGGCAAAGATGGGCATTATGACGAAGGACGTTTTCAGCACTACCGATGAGCTGGTTGCTTTCACGGAGCTTATCGGTAAGCAGTTCACGATTGCCGGCGCGTCCGCTGCGGGTCAAGAGGCCGCTATGCTGCAGTTGACGCAGGCGATGGCTTCCGGCGTCCTGCGCGGTGAAGAGCTCAATAGCATCTTTGAGCAAGCTCCTACCATCATCCATACAGTCGCTGACTACCTTGGCGTACCGATTGGGCAAATCCGAGCAATGGCGGCCGAAGGGAAGATTACCGCCGATATAGTGAAAAACGCTATGCTGAGCTCTGCTGATGAAATCGATGCGAAGTTTGAGTCTATGCCGTACACCTTCGCGCAGGTCTGGACTACCATCCAGAATATATTGCTCGAAGCCTTCGGCCCGCTAATTCAGGTTATCGGATCGGGTGCGCAGTGGATATACGACAACTGGGCTACCATTGAGCCCGTACTCGTAGGTCTCGCGGTCGCGGTCGGAATCCTGACGGGTGCATGGCTGATTCATACGGCGGCCACTTGGCTGCTAGTTGACGCAAACCGAGCGCTCATCGTCTCTATGCTCTCAAATCCGATTCTGTGGATCGCACTGCTTATCGGCGTGCTTGTTGGCATGATATACAAGTGGATTCAGTCGGTTGGTGGTTTGAGAAACGCGTGGGAGATCTGTAAGCTCTCCATGCTGGTTGGCTGGAACGCTATCAAGCTCGGATTTTTTGTTGGCGTCTACCAGGTGATCGACTTGGTAGACAAGCTCAAGCTCTGCTGGCAGAAAGCCGGTGTTGCGATTGCCAACTTCATGGGAGATATGAAAGTCGCCGTGCTCAGCATTTTACAAAACATGATTAACAACGCAATCGATCTTATCAATGATTTCCTCGGTCTACTGAATAAGCTTCCGGGCGTTAACCTTGAGGCCATCGAGCACGTAACCTTTGCGGTGACCGCGGCCGCGGAAAATGAGGCGACAAAGCAGGCACGCGCCGCCGACATCGCGGCATATGAGCAGGAGCTCGCGGACGCTAAGGCTGGTCGAGACGCGCACCTCGACTCTTTGGCGACCGAGCTCGTTGACTCCATCGGCGCGCTTAATGCCGCTGTTGCTCAGGCTAAGACCGCCGCGAATAGCGGCGCGGAGCAGCTCGACGTGGATGGTCTGGGTGCCGACACTTCAGGGATTGATGATAACCTCAGTAATATTGCCGGAGATACCGGGGCAATTAAGGACTCGATGGACATCACAGAAGAAGATTTGAAATACCTTCGGGACATTGCAGAACAAGAAGCGGTTAATAGGTACACAGTCGCGGAAATCCATGTAGATATGTCAGGTATGCAGAACAACGTGAACAGTGGTGACGACATTGACGGATTTATCACAAAGTTGACAGATTCGGTGAATGAGGCGGTTGACAGTATGGCGGAAGGGGAGCATAAGTAATGGCAAAAAGTGGATATGACGTATATTTGAAAAATTGTCTGTTACCTGTCCCTCCTGGAAAGATACAGATAAAAATTAACAACCAAAACAAGACAGTAACGCTTATCAATGAGGGTGAAATTAACATCTTGAAGAAAACTGGATTGACCGACATTGAGTTTGAGTGTGAAATACCCCAGGTCAGATACCCATATGCGGTGTATAAGTCAGGGTTCAAAGACGCGGGGTATTTCATGGATATTTTTAAAGAGCTGAAAACCAGTAAAAGGCCATTCCAGTTTATCGTGTGCCGGAAATTTCCCGATGGAAAGCAGTTGTTGAATACCAACATCAAGGTGTCACTGGAAGATTACAAAATCACAGAAGATACCAAGGACGGTTTTGACTTCAAAGTAAAGTTCAATTTGAAACAGTGGCGTGACTATGGGAGCAAGGCAGTAAATATTCAGATTTCAGCGTCCAAGCCGCATGCAAACGTGGAACCACAGCGTGATGAAACCACATCACCGGAACCGGCAATAGCGCAGTCTTACACGGTGGTAAAGGGTGACTGCCTATGGAACATTGCCAAGCGTTTTTATGGAAACGGCTCAAAGTATACGGTTATATATGATGCAAACAGGGGTGTCGTTGGCGGCAATCCCAACTTAATCTATCCGGGGCAGGTTCTGACTATTCCGGCAGTATAGAAAGGGGCGTTTTGATTGAATATTGAGCTATTGGTTGGAAATGAAGAAGGAACAAAAGTATATCTTCCCGCAGTCCAGGAGGGGATTGAATGGTCGACAGAGCGGAAGAACACCCCTGGAAAACTGGTTTTCAAAGTCCTGAAGGATGATATACTGGATTTTTCAGAGGGCAGCCCAGTCAGATTGAAAGTGGACGGTGACAATGTGTTTTTCGGTTATGTGTTTAAGCAGCAGCGGAGCAAAGACCAAATAATCACAGTCACCGCCTACGACCAGTTGCGGTATTTGAAGAATAAAGATACCTTTGCGTACGAGGACAAAACCGCTTCACAAGTCATCCAGATGATTGCCGAAGACTACTCCCTAGCTGTTGGGACATTGGAAGATACTGGACACATTATAGCATTCGGTACGGAGATGGATACCCCCCTGTTTGACATAGTGGCGAATGCCCTTGATCAGACTCTCACCACCACGGGGAAGTTGTATGTGTTTTATGATGATTTTGGGAAATTGACCCTGAAAAGCCTGTCATCAATGTATGTGGGTGTTCCGGGTGCATACCTGATGATTGACGAAGAAACAGGTGAAAACTTCGACTATACTTCATCTATTGATGATAACACATATAACAAAATCAAGCTGACCTATGACAATGAAGAATCAGGAAAGCGGGAAGTTTACGTTGCACAGGATTCGAGCCACATGAACACATGGGGTGTATTACAGTATTTTGGCACGCTGCAAAAAGGTGAAAACGGACAGGTAAAAGCGGACGCTTTGTTGAAGCTATATAACAGCAAAACAAGAAACCTGAAAATCACAAACGCGTTTGGAGATAACCGGGTCAGGGCTGGTTCAATGGTGGTGGTCAACCTTGACCTTGGTGATGTGAAGCTGAAAAACTGGATGCTTGTGGAAAAGTGTAAGCATACCTACAAAGAAGGGGAACACTGGATGGATTTGACGCTAAGAGGAGGTGAATTTGTTGGCTGATGCGAATGAGCTGGTCGGAACGCTGAAGCGCGCAGCGGTTGAAGCAGTTGAAGCGGGAAAGCCTGCCAATGTGTATTTTGGTGAGGTGGTGGGTGTGTCACCACTGAAAATCAGTGTGGAACAGAAATTGATACTCGGTGAAAAACAGTTGCTTCTTTCAAGAAATGTGACTGATTTTGAAACGGAAGTGTCGATTGGCTGGCAAACAGAGAATAAGGGTGGGGGAAGCGGCGAGTCTGCGTATGCTTCCCACAATCACGCTGTCCAGGGCATGAAAAAAATCACCGTTCATAATGGCTTGGTTGCCGGTGATAAGGTTATCCTGTTAAGGCAGCAAGGGGGACAGAAATTCGTTGTGTGGGATAGGACAGGAAAATGATACCTTCATCTGTTGGTTTTTTAGCCCAAGATTTTGAAATTGAGGAACAACCAAGCCTGACTTATAAAATGAATTTAAACGGTGATTCTGTCCGTGGAATTGTGGATAACCAGGAAGCAATGAAACAGACCATATTTAGGATATTAAGCACGGAACGCTATCAGTTTATCATATACCCTTGGTATTATGGGATTGAAACCCTTGACCTGTACGGTGAGCCGGTTACATATGTGTGTACGGAGCTGGAGCGCAGAATCGCAGAGGCATTGCTGACTGACATAAGAATCAGCAGTGTTACAGATTTTGAATTTGACCTTGAAGTGAAAGGCGTGGTACACGCCACGTTTACAGTGAATACGATTTATGGTGCAATCAAGGCAGATAAGGGGGTGAGTATCTAAAATGTATGAAAAAGAAACCTATGAAGTCATCCTTGAACGGATGCTGAGCCGGGTATCTGAAAAGCTGGATAAAAGGCCTAGTTCCCTTATTTGGGATACCCACAGCGCAACTGCGATTGAACTTCAAATCTTGTATATCGAGCTGGAATACCTGATAAAAAATTCCTATGGCGACACTGCCGCAAGGGAATTTTTGATACTGCTTGCAAAAGACAGAGGACTGTCCCCTGAATCCGCAACAAAGGCAATTCTGAAAGGTGAGTTTACCCCGGCGAACATTGATGTTACGGGTAAGCGGTTCAACATCGGCGATATGAACTATGTTGTGTTGGAGCAGATAGCGCCAGGACAGTATAAGGTTCAGTGTGAGAAAGAAGGGGCGGTTGGAAATCAGTACCTTGGAAACATGATACCTATGGACTATATTGACAGTTTGCAGACCGCGGAATTAACGGAAATCCTGATACCGGGGGAAGATGAGGAAGATACAGAAGTATTCCGGCAGCGGTACTTTGACAGCTTCACGGAGCAATCCTTTGGTGGAAACAGGGCGGATTACCTCACCAAGGTCAGAAGCATTGATGGCGTTGGAGGTGTTAAAGTTACAAGGGTTTGGAACAGTGACATAAGACCCGCTGAAATGATACCAGATGCGGCGGTTCAGGCATGGTGTGAAGAGAATATTGACACCGTGCCGGATGCAGTGAAGTCCTGGTTGCAGAGTGTATATGATGCAGCCAGGGACAAGAAACTGACTGTTGGTGGTACGGTTTATATATCAATCACGGATTCAGATGATTATGGAGAGGCATCGCAGACACTTGTGAAGAGTGTCCAGCAGACTCTTGACCCAGAGGAATATGCTGGGGAAGGTTACGGGCTTGCTCCGATCGGTCATGTGGTGAATGTGGAAAGTGCGAAGCCTGTCCAGGTATTCGTCCAAACTACCGTAACTTTTGAAGAGGGTTATAGCTGGTCAAATACCAAGGCCGCGATTCAGGGTGCGGTAAATGCCTATCTGCTGGAGTTGAGGCGGAGCTGGGCTGGCAGTGAAGCTATTATTGTCAGGGTCAGCCAGATGGAAACAAGAATCCTTGGGGTGAAAGGGGTGCTTGATATTGCCAACACGACCATCAATGGGCGAGTAAACAATCTATCACTGACGAAATATCAGATTCCGGTGTTAGGGGGTGTTTCTGCATGATTAGGGATGTTGACCTCATTTCGTATTTGCCGCCATTCATGCAGACATACAAAGAGCCCGTTGCAGCCCTTGAAGCGGAAAATCCTGAATTTTATATTATCTGGAGCGCGGCTGATAAGGTACTCCGCAATCGTTTTATTTCCACTGCTGATGAATATGGACTATCGAGGTTTGAAAAACTGCTGGGTATCTATCCGTCAGAAGAAGATACTGTTGAATCCAGGCGCTCAAGGGTTCAGGCCCGGTGGTTTAATTCTATCCCATACACCCTGAAAGCCTTGATTGCTAAGCTGGTCGCCTTATGCGGTAATTCTGATTTTACGATTGTAAAGGGCTATCAGAATTACCGCATTGAAATTTTAACAAACCTTGAGCTGTTCGGACAGGTTGAGGAGCTGGAACGCATGATTGACAGCATGCTCCCGTGCAATATGGTTGTGATTTCTGAAAATGAAATCCAGTGTGGTGTTGATGGGTTTGCTCTTGTTGGTGGAGGTGTGTGCTCAGTGGAACATTTCTTTATCACTAATGACAGCAAGGAAACTGCGGTTGTGAGTGGTTCGGCGTTATATGGCGGCGGGGTGATTAATTCCGCAACCGTTGTTATAACCAATGATTTTAACGAACAGTTCAGTATAGGCGGCGAACATCTGGCTGGTTCGGGTGTGGTTGCTACTGAGTTGATTGAAATAAAACAATAAGAAAGGACGAAAAGCAATGGCTGAATTTTCAAAGTTGGTTATTACCAACAAAGGGCAAGCGCTGCTTGCAAAGATGATTGCGGGAAGCGGCAAGATTGAGTTTACCAAAGTATCAGCTTCCAGCACCGCATACACGGATGCACAGCTTGAAGGGCTGACCTCTCTTTCCAATGTGAAGCAGACGAGTCTGATTTCCAAAGTAACACATACAAATGAAGTTGCAATCAAGGTTGAGGCTGCATTTACCAATACGGAACTGACAGCAGGGTATTACATGAAAGCTTTGGGATTGTATGCGACTGACCCTGACGATGGCGAAGTTCTCTATGCCGTCACAAGGGAGACTTCGGGAAACTGTTATATGCCCGCATATAACGGGATTACTGTTTCTGGTGCGTATGTACAGCTTGTAACCACGGTTGGAAACGCGGATAATGTTTCTCTTGAAGTAGACATGGCTGCCGTTGCCACAATCGGCGATATTCAGGATTTGCAGAAACAGATTGCCGACCTGGAAGCCTTTATCGGGTATTCTTCGGACGATATTTTTGGCGTGGAGGCGGATTTTGTCAACAAGAGGTTTACGCGGCTTGCCGGTGCAGTAAACAGGACACCGGGGGCGGGGTTTGACAATGTCACCTGTTTTGGCGGAAGGCGGCGCTGCAATCTGACGGATGACGGAAGGGTTGTGGCGTACTATGGTGAAGAAGGGTTTACCACAACCGGGGAACTGACGCAGACGGTTGATAAAAACCCGGAAGGGGCAGAATTTAACCCGGATTTAAAGTTTCCGCCTGGAACAAAGGTGCAGGTGATGGTTGAGCAGCCCAGATTTTACTATAAAGTTGTACCTTTAAAAGTTGAAAAAGGGGGTAAGGGTGAGATTGCAAGGAAGGTCAGATATTATGTGTCTGACAAACCGAAGCTCGGCTTCAAACTGCATCCGGCATTTATTGAAAATGGCAAGGAGAATGAAAAGATTTATCTTGCAGCGTTTGAAGGTTCGCTGTATGACATCAGTGCGAAGGTGTATATCTTGGACGACTCACAGGTTGCAGACTTTGACAACGATGCCCTTTGCAGTATCGCAAACTCAAAGCCGATGTCAGGATTGACCCAGAACGCAACCAGATCAAATGTTAGAAAATTGGCGCAAAACCGTGGTTCGGGTTGGGAGCAGTCCTATGCCGCAACAGTGTCTGCTTCGCAGATGCTTATGCTGGTTGAGTATGCAAGTTTTGATATGCAGTCCTGCATTGGTATGGGTGCGGTACGCAAGGTCGATGATGACGGCACAGCGAATTTGTCAGAACCTACCGGCGCGACAGTGAACCTCGGAAACACATCCGGCGCGGTATTAAACGCCAATGGTATCCAGATTGTTACATACCGGGGCGAAGAAAACATTTGGGGTGATCTTTGGACTTGGATTGATGGGATGAATATAAAGAATCCATCACATTGGACATTCGAAGGCGGGTTTTACGGTGAATGCGGTAACCTGTATGTTGCTGACCACGGATTCACGGATGACACCGCTGAAAGTCCATATCAGGACACCGGTATCTATCCGGCTTATTCAACATGGAGGTGCATTTCGGCATTTGGCTACTCAGAAAAATATGACTGGCTTTTTGTTCCCGTGGAAACTGCCGGGAATTCTGCCGTCCCTGTCGGTGACTGCTATCAGAATTATAGACCTGGATGGGTGGTCGTCCTATTGGGCGGGCGCTGGGGTCATCAGTCGGATGCTGGACCTTTCATGATTTCTCTGACTGATCCTTCCTTTCGGCGGGGGCGGCATATCGGCGGGCGGTTGGTGTATATACCAAGCAAGAAAGCGGTATAAACAATATCAAGAAAGGTGGTAAAAAATGAAACAGTATTTGAAGGTGAGAGGCGCCCAGCAGCCGGAAGCAAAAGTGATTGATGAGTTTTCTGTTTGGATTGCAGAAAATATCACTCCGGTATCTGAACCGGGGGAGGACGAACAGCCGGGATTTGAAGGCTATGAATTCGACCTGACCCAGTACACCAAGGAGGAGTATATCAATCTGATTAGCGAAAAGAACTCGACCCTGGAAAAACAGGTTACTGACACACAGCTTGCTCTGTGTGAAGTGTATGAAATTTTAGGTTAAGAAAGGAGTGGGCTTAATGGCAAAAATTTACGCTGACCTTATCAGAAAGGGCATAAAGACGATGGATGACGTGCCAGAGAAGTTGAAAAAGGCGGTCATGGATATTTTAGAAGGTGATAACTGATGCTTTGTCAGTTTATCATAAAAATTTTATTCAGAAAGGACGTGGAAGAAATGGCAGTGATTTATGCCGCCCTGATTGTAAAGGGGAAAAAGGATTTTGTTGATGTTCCTGAAAAAATCAAGGAGCAGGTGAAGGAATTGTTGATTGACCTTGATTGTAGTGGAATGGTGCAGTAATCAAAGTAATCCCAAGTAAACGAAAAAACACGCTGTATGACTGTTGTATGAAGTCCTGGGGCGTGTT